AGCTGCACAATAAAATGGTGAGTCAATGCTAGCATTGCCCAAGATGATAATGCTCCCATGGGCTGACCTACCGCGTAAAACAGTTCCTTCACTATCAAACGCCCGTCCGAAGACAGGTGTTTAAGAGTATAGGCCCGTTTTACAAGTAGATCAGACCAAGCATTAGCTGCCCTATCACCCAAAACGGGGGATAGGATAAACTTCTGCAACAAGATAGGCAATCTATCAGTAGCAGCCGATAAGTCGTAACACCAGAAAGAATTAAAATTCTTATCTAGTAAACGCTTCACCGGTGCAAACTGATCGAAAGTCCCATCCTGGGGAATCATCCGAAGCAATCCAAAGATGGCATCATGAAGAGGTCTCAGTAATCACTGAGTTCAACAATCAACCATCGCAAAGACTCTAACCTTCCCTGCCGCCTCCTCTTTTATTCCTAGTTTTCCTAACTTATCGGGTTTCCCTAATGAGGGGTCGCCCATATAAGGTTCGGTAACCATGAATAAATGCTCCATCAGTTGATCGTTACCTGTCTGACTAGCAAACTCCTCAAAGGCATTAAATACCTTAGAGTTTGCCATCAGTGAACAACCAGATCGAACAATCCCGATCATGGACGTTGAAATAGTAGATTCAGACTCTGACTCTACTTTAGATCAAGGCCCATGAGGGGACGATTTGTTGATCACGAAAGGCTTCGCCCCGAGTATCTCCTCACGTTGATACTTCGTCTTTCCTATCAGGTCAGTTAATTTCGATTTTCCGAAAGCCTTTAACAGCTCTCAGAAAACCGGAATAAACTGAAGATACGGGAGAGCATTAAAAGCTTTTCCCGGATCCGTGATTGTCTCCGTCTTTAACTTACCCTCGAATGTCATAACCCGGTATATACCGAGCCAAGACACCCAAGTAGTTAAAAGTCGAGCATCACCCTGTCGGATTCGATGACGCATCAAAGTAGGGATAAACGCGGGGAGACCATCCTTTGCCCGATGGACCCGTACCCCAAGACTACCAGAGTCTTGGAGCCGGTGCCCACCGGCAGATTGCATAAGAAGAACCTGAGAAGCCTTTAAGTATTTAACTAAAAAGGCCAATCCATTCTTCTTATAAATCCGTCAGAACAGCGTCACCAACGTCACTGCTACCTTTACAGTACTCAGTTTCCTTCTTCCTTCCACTACCCGACCAACCCATAAGAGTCAGTTGACTAGTGGCCTCCCCGCTTTAACACGGAGAGAGTCATTAATTCATGTCATATAGCGCACAATCCGAGACGAAACATTAGGAATAGCAAAAATATTGTTATTTTTCATGTTTCATTCTCGTTTTTGTGCTAAATCTCTTGCCTAACAAGCACCCGCTCTCTTTAATAAGAGTAACGGTTTGGGTATCGGCGCTCCCCGTGCTTGCTGCTCCTTTATGAGTCAGCCACCTACACTGTAAAAGGGAATTTCACCCTTTTACCAAAGTCCCCTGTACCCCAGGTAGTAAATGAACTACTTAGGCCCGGGGGGAACTGTCCGGTGGTATCATTGCCTCCACGGCTCTTTTGGATTTACGGAGATTCCTTCGAGGAGAAGGCTCTTCCCTACCAAAAGGGTCAACTAACTAACTGTTGCTGATCGTCCTCAATAGATCAGTGACCGTTTAGGTACCGTGGCATGTGGCTTTGAAGGAAAGATATGGATTTACGGCGAATTCTGCCCTACCATATCCGCTTCAAGATTACTCTATGACCTTCGTTAAACTCGCCTTTTCTCTTCCTTACGGACAGAGAGGGCTAGACTCCCCTCTATAGGGGCCTCGAAGGCTCTTCGCTCTTCTCCCATTATCACGGTATTCAATAATATGATATCCGTAGGTAAGTGAGAGTAGCTTAGAAATAGATTGGGGTTCACCCTAAACGGTTACAGTTGTAACTGTCCGCTCTCCTATTCCTTTACTACTCCCCTTTCTCCCACGTCTCTCATACTACCTTATTCCCGCAACCCGGGAAAAGTGAAGTGAGAGCCGAAAGCTCAAAATCCCTTTCACAGAATTCTTTACTTCCGACTCCCTAGAGTTTCGTTTCGGACAACGCGTATACCAGATTGGATTTGACCAAAACACCGAGGTGTTTTAGTTCCTCCAGTATACATGCTGGGGTGTAACTTTAACACCCGGGAGTGGCTGTTTATTCAACAGCCGGTGGGGGCCAGCGCCCGAAGGCGAGGCCGCATGAATGT